GGTGATCCTGTCTCGCGCTGTTTCGCTAGCGGGAGGCCCCGAACCCGCTAAAAGCCAGTCATATCAAGCGCTCTGAGCCCCTCCCTAAGAATCTTTAAGGGCCTGTCCGTAGATTTAACTTAGGGCTAAAGGCCAGCTAATGACTCTCATTCTCAAGAGCGCCTACGCCAGGCACCGCGGGGTCACCCCTGCCGCCGTCACCACGGCGATCAAGTCCGGCCGGATCGCCGACGCAATCGTCACGCAGAACGGCCGGCAACTGATCGACATGGAAAAGGCCGATTCCCTGTGGAGTCGCAACACCCTGCAGCAGCCACCGCCCGCCGCCGCTGGACCTGCCACCATCCGCCCGACGGCGCGCGAGCTGCAGCAGCTGATCGACTCGCTGCCCGAGGACGACATCCCCGACCTGAACCAGAGCCGCGCCAGGCGCGAGCACTACCAGGCGGAGCGGGCGCGACTCGATGCGCTGCAGGGTCGCGGCGAGCTGGTCCCTGCTGCCGACGTCCGCCGTGAGGCGTTTGCCCTTGCGCGCCAGGTCCGCGACGCCTTGATGGGCATTCCCGACCGGCTGGCCCCGCAACTGGCAGCGGCCCAGGACTCGCGCGTCTGCCACCATCTGCTCAGTGAGGAGATCCGGGTGGCACTGCGAGGGCTGGCGGATGGCTGACGCGGTCGACTCTTACCGGCTGCCGTTCCTCGATGGGCTGACGCCCCCGGCGCCGATGACCGTGAGCGAGTGGGCTGACGCCCATCGAATGCTGAGCCGCAAGGGCTCATCGGAGCCGGGCCAGTGGCGCACCGATCGGACGCCCTACCTGCGCGAACCGATGGACTGCCTGAGTCCCAGCAGCCCCTGGCGCCGGGTGGTCCTGATGTTCGGCAGTCAGATGGGCAAAACGGAGGTGGTCCTGAACTGGCTGGGTGCGATCATCCACCTGTGGCCCGGCCCGACGCTGCTGGTCCAACCCACCCTGGACATGGCCAAGCGCTTGAACCGCCAGCGCCTGGACCCGCTGCTGCGCGAGACCCCGGCGCTGGCGGAACTGATTGCGCCATCACGCAGCCGCGACTCAGGCAACACGATGTTCCTCAAGGAGTTCCGCGGCGGCATGTTTGTGCTGACCGGCGCCAACAGCGGCAGCGGCCTGCAGTCAATGCCGGCGGCAAACCTGGCGGCAGACGAGGTCAGCAGCTACCCACTCGAGGCCGACGACAAGGGCGACCCATTGGAGAACGCCGAGACCCGAACGAGCACCTTCCCGATGGGCAAGGTTCTGATCACATCGACGCCCGGCACCCGCGGCATGTGCCGTATCACTCAGGAGTTTGAGACCCGCAGCGACCGCCGCCGGCTGGCCGTACTGATGCCGTGCTGCGGATCGCGTGAGGTGCTGCAGTGGCGCGAGCACATGCAGTGGGACACTCCTGACGGCGAGGTGTGGTGCAGCTGCCCAGCCTGCGGCGAGCGGGTGGCGGAGCACCACAAGACCGACATGCTGATGGGCGCCGAGTGGCGCGCGACCGTCAACGGCGACGGCATCACCGCCGGATTTCACCTGCCGGGCTGGTACGCTCCGGCCGGCTGGCAGAGCTGGGGCCTGATCCGCGACGAGTTCCTCCGCGCCAAGGATGACCCGCTGCTGCTCAAGGGCTGGGTCAACAAGCGCGCCGCTGAGGCATGGGAGGACGAGGCCGTCGCCAAGGTTTCGGCCGACGGGCTGATGGAGCGTGCCGCGGCCGATCCCTACAGGACCGGGTGGTGCCCTGCTGGTGTGGTTCTGCTGCTGATGGCCGTCGACGTGCAGGACACGTGGCTGGAGGTTGCTGTCTGGGGGTTCGGCGCTGGCGATGAACAGTGGCTGATCTGGCACCAGCGCATCGAGGGCGACCCGTCGACGCCCGACCCTTGGCAGCAGGTGACCACCATCAGGCAGACCGCCTGGCCGCGAGAGGGCGGCGCGACGCTGAAGGCTAGGCATTGCGGCATTGACACCGGCGGCCATTTCACCCAAGAGGCCTACGCCTACTGCAGGACCCATGCCCGGGAGGGCGTCGTGGCACTCAAGGGCAGCAGCGTCCGAGCGTCACCACCGCTGGGCCGTGGCCGCAGGGTCGACGTCAACAGCAAGGGCGCGACCATCAAGGGCGGCGTCACGCTCTACATGGTCGGCACCGACGGTCTGAAGCGCACCATCTACGCCCGCCTGCGCCGGGACGACGCCGTGCACTTCGGTCAGAACGCCACGGAGGAGTTCCTGCAGGGCCTGACCTGTGAGCGCCTGGTCCCGCGCACGGTCAAGGGGTTCCAGGTGCTGGAGTGGCAGAAACCGCCCGGCGCCCGCAATGAACCGCTCGACCTGACGGTTTACTGCCTGGCCCTGCTGGAGCTGGTCCGACGGCGCTACAACCGCGCGACGATGTGGGAGCAGCTGGCCAAGGCCGTCGAGGGTCCAGCCGCCCGACCCGAGCAGCCGCGACGACGGCAGCCTGCGCCGGGTGGCGGATTCGTCCAGGGCTGGTAGGCTATGGCCGGAATGCGTGGGCGCTTGCCCCTGCCGTAAGGCGGGGGTTTTTTGTTGCCGCTACAGTCCGACTAGGAGGCCGCGCTATGACCGTTCCCGCAGAGATCAGAGCAGGCGCCACCATCCAGTGGGTCGAACCGGCTGGCACCGACCTTAACGGCAACGCGGCGACGTCTGCCAGCTGGACCCTAACGACCTATCTGCGGACGCACGTCAACCACGAGGGCGCCACCGTCGTCGGCACGGCCCGCAGCGACGGCGGGTGGAACATGGCGATCAGCGCGTCAACCTCGACCGGATTCGAGGCCGGCACGTGGCACTGGGAGACCCGGCTGACCAGCGGCGCGCTGGTGATCCCGAACGGCTACGGGACGTCCACCGTTCTGAGCAGCCTGTACTACACGGGGCAGCCGTCATCGTTCGACGGCCGCAGCCAGGCAGAGAAGGATCTGGAGGCAGTGCAGGCCGCGATCCGCGACCTTGTGGCCAAGAAGGCGCAGCAGTACACCATCGGCAGCCGCAGTTTCACGGCCCAGAACCTGGGCCAGCTCATGCAGCGGGAGGCGCAGCTGAAGGCAGTCGTGGCCCGTGAGCGTGCCGCCGAGAAGGTGGCGCAGGGCCTGGGCAATCCGGGCAATCTGTTCGTGAGGTTCAGCTGATGGCCAAGCGCAAGCGCAAGCCGGTGAGAGTCGCGCGCCGCGCCTACGAGGGCGCAGTGATGAGCCGGCTGACCAGCGACTGGGTGACGTCATCCAGTAGCGCCGATGCCGAGATCGACGGCAGTCTGATCCGCCTGCGCAACCGATCGCGGCAGCTTGTCCGTGACAACCCCTACGCCAGGCAGGCCATGCGCGCCATCGGTGCGAACGTCGTGGGTCGCGGCATTCGGCTTCAGGGCCGCGTCCTGATGCAGCGAGGCGGCGGCCGGCTGGACGCCAACGTCAACCGCGCCATCGAGCGCGCATGGGAGGATTGGTGCCACGCTGACACCTGCCACGCCGCCGGCCGGTTGTCGTTCGCCGAGATCCTGAGGCTGGCCGTGACGTCGACGGCGGAGTCGGGCGAGGTGTTCATCCGGCTGGTCCCGCAGGCCATGGGCGGCGGACGAACGCCCCTATCACTGGAGCTGCTCGAGGCCGACTATTGTGACGAGGGCAAGAGCCACGGCGCCGAGCCCGACGGCCAGCAGTGGCGCATGGGCGTGCAGGTGGACCGATGGCAGCGGCCGGTCTCCTATGCGTTCCGCACGCGCCACCCGGGCGACCTGGTGAACAGCGTCGGCGGCATCGTCGTCGAGGTGCCAGCCTCGGAGGTCCGCCATCTGTTCGTGCACGAGCGGCCGAACCAGACCCGCGGCGTGCCCTGGACTGCATCGGCCATCCAGAGGCTGCACCACTTGGCGGGCTACGAGCAGGCAGAGGTCGTCCGCGCGCGGGCGACCAGCAGCCTGATGGGGTTCATCCAATCGCCGGAGGGCGAGCTGCAGGGCGACGAGGTCTACGACGCTGACCGTGTGTCGAACTTTGAGCCTGGCGTTTTCAAGTATCTGGCGCCGGGCGAGACCATCAGCGTGCCGCAGCTGGACGCGCCGGACGGTCAGTTCGAGCCGTTCATCCGCGGGATGCTGCGAGCTGTGGCCGCCGCGATCGGCTGCAGCTACGAGACGATCAGCCGAGACTTCAGCCAGAGCAACTACAGCAGCAGCCGACTGAGCCTGCTGGAGGACCGCGAGATGTGGCGGATCCTGCAGGACTGGCTCATCGAGCACCTGTGCCGCCCGGTGTTCACTCGCTGGCTGTCCGCAGCCATGGAGGCCGGAGTTGTCCAGATCCCCGGCGCGACGCCCGACACCGCGCGCATGGTCGCGGTGAGATGGTTCCCGCGCGGCTGGGAGTGGGTCGACCCGCAGAAGGAGGTCGGCGCATACAAGGACGCCGTCCGCTGCGGATTCAAGACTCAGGCCGAGGTCGTGGCGGCCAGCGGCGGCGACCTGGAGGAATTGCTGATTTCCCTGGCCCAGGAGCGCGAGCGAGCCCAGGAGCTGGGCCTGACCCTCGACATCGACCCGGGCAAGGTGAGCGGCGCCGGCCTGACGCAGGCCAGGCCGCCGGGATCGATCATCCCGCAGGACCCCTACGGCACCGATGACTCGGCCGACCCCTCCGACCAGGAGGATTCGGACCGATGACCACCATCAACGATCGTCACAGCGTCGCTACGCTGAACCGTGAACGGGAAACGGTGCCCATGCTGGAGCTGCGCGAGCTGAACAGCCAACCGCTGCGCCGGATGGCCGCGCTGGACTACGCCACCGCCGCGCGACTGAAGGACGAGGACGAGGACGACCGCACCTTGGAGTTCAGCTTTAGCAGCGAGGCGCCCGTGGACCGATGGTTCGGCCGCGAGGTGTTGAGCCACGCCGAGGGCGCCATGGATCTGAGCCGCCTGAACGACGGCGCGCCGCTGCTGTGGAACCACGACCCCGACCGAGTGCTCGGCGTGATCGAGCGCGGATGGCTTGACGACGGCCGCGGCATGGTCGCGGTCAGGTTCAGCCGATCCGCATTCGCGGAGGAGAAGTTTGCCGACATTCGCGACGGCATCCTGCGCAATGTGTCGGTGGGCTACAGCATCACCGACGCAGCACCCCTCCGCCAGGACGGCCAAGACGGCATCCTGGCCACCTCATGGCAGCCCCATGAGGTGTCCGTGGTGAGCGTGCCGGCTGACCAATCGGTCGGGATCGGGCGCAGCCTCGACAACGACGAATCCGCGGCTGTTGCCGCATCCAACCCCTCAACCCCCAACAACCCCATGGAACCGACCATCGACATCGAGGCGGTGCGGGCGCAGGCTGCGGCCGATGAGCGCTCCCGCGTCGCCGCCATCACTGGCCTGTGCCGCGAGCACGGCGCCGACCATCTGGCCCAGGGCATGATCGAGCGTGGCGCCAGCGAAAGCGAGGCCATGCGCGAGGTGCTGGCCGAGATCGCCAAGCGCGCCAAGCAGCCCGCCACCCCCGCCACCCCCGCCGCCCGCCCCATCGCTGGATCTGCCGACATTGGCCTGAGCGACAAGGAGGCGCGGTCCTACTCGTTCCTGCGGGCGATTCGGGCTCAGCTGTTCCCCAACGACCGCACCTTTCAAGAGGATGCTTCCTTTGAGCGCGAGGTCAGCGCCGCAACGGCGAAGCGCATGGCCATGACCCCTCGCGGGTGGGTTGTCCCTAACGAAGTGATCAACCAGCGCACCCTTACCGTTGGCAACGCCAGCTCAGCCGGCGACCTGGTGTTCACCGACGCGCGCCCCGGCTCATTCATTGAGCTGCTCCAAAAGCGCAACGTGCTCTCGTCCCTGGGGGTGCAATACCTGACCGGCTTGCAGGGGCCATTGGCGATCCCACGCCAGACCGGATCGTCGCAAGCCTATTGGACTGGAGAAGGGCAAGAGGGCAACGAGTCCGATCAGGCCGTTGATCAGGTCAACCTGACCCCGAAGCAGCTCACCGGCTGGTCTCGATTCTCGCGCCTGCTGCTGCTGCAGTCCTCCATTGACGTCGAGAACATGGTCCGTGCCGACCTGACTCGCGTTCTAGCCCTCGAGATGGCCAGAGCGTCCCTGTACGGCACCGGCACCGTGAGCCAGCCGCAGGGCCTGAAGTTCGTGACCGGCATCAACACCGAGGATTTCGCCGCCGCCCAGCCCACCTACGTGGAGCTGGTCAGCATGGAGACGAAGATTGCCGCCGACGATGCCGACATCGACACGATGGGCTACGCCACAAACGCCACGATCTACGGCGGCTTCAAGACCACCGAGAAGGCCAGCGGCACCGCTCAGTTCGTCCTGGAGCCCGGCGGCACCGTCAACAGCTACGGAGTGGTGCGCTCGAATCAAGTCGAGTCCGGCGACGTTTGGATGGGTGTCTGGAACCAGATGTTGGTGGGGATGTGGGGTGCGGTCGATCTTCAGGTCAACCCCTTCTCCGAGGACAAGGCCGGAAACGTGCGCGTGGTCATTCACCAGGCCTGCGACATCGCAGTCCGTCACCCCGAGGCGTTCTGCCGCGGCAACAACACCCTCTGAGCCTGAGTCATGCTGATCAGCATCCTGCGCCAAACCTCAGTCGCCGGCCGGCCCCTACGGGTTGGCGATGTGACTGAGGTTGCCGATCCCGATGCCCGCGTCCTGCTGGCGATGGGCAAGGCGGCGCCGGCTGCTGATCAGCCCCCCGCTGGGCCAAGGCGGCCCCGCAACCGTAAACCCGACACCCTGGACTGACCATGGCCATCCATCAGCAAACCCTTGAGAAGCTGCAGCACTTCCCGCTGCACCCCGTCGCCTCCGAGTCGACCACGTTCACCGGCGCGACCACCAACATCGCCGACCTGAAGGATTTCGACGGCGACATTCAGATCATCCTGGACTCAGGCGCTGCCGCATCCAGCGGCACCATGACTGGCAAGATCCAGGACAGCGCTGACGGCAGCACCGGCTGGGCCGACGTCACCGGCGGCGGCTTCACGGCCGTGGCCCAGGCGGCAGCTAAGCAGGTACTCACCATCAACCGTGACGGCATCAAGCGCTACATCCGCTTTGTCGGCACCATCGCCGCCAGTGGCACCACGATCTACAGCGTCAACGGCTACGGCTTGAAGAAGTACGGCTGATGGCCATCCCTGAGGATCCCGCAGACTTCCTGGCCGACTTCGGCGTCACTGTGACGCAGGGCGCGACCACGGGGCTCGGGATCCTCGACATGCCGGGAGAGTACGTCGCTGACGGCCGCGTCATCACGACGGAGTACCTGCTGAGGGCGGAGGCGTCCAAGTTCGGCGCGGTGGGCTATGGCGACGCGATCACGGTGGGAGGCGCCGCCTACACTGTGAGGGAGGCGCCCCTACTGCTCGATGACGGCGTGTTCTGCCTGATCCTTCTCACCAAGACCTGAGCCATGGCCATCTCCCAGAGCACCCGCGTCCTGTTCACCCGCCCGAGCAATACGACGGCCTACGCCGCCGGCGATGTGATCGGGACAGCTGACAGCGCGATCCATGAGCTGACCGGAGTGGTGGCGAGCGACCGCTACGTCATGCTGCAGGAGGCCCAGCTGCTGATCCACGTGGCCAGCGTCAATGCCGGCATGAGCGGGTTTCGGTTGCACTTCTACGACTCCTCGCCGACCGCGATTCTCGACAACGCGCCCTTCGACCTGGTGGCAGGCGACCGGTCCCGTTGGCTGGACGAGGTTGAGCTGCCCCTGCCATCCGATCGCGGCAGCACCCTAGTCTCCCGGGTCGTCTACCCCGGACTGGTCCTGAAGCTGGCTGCCGCGTCGAGCTCGCTGTTTGTGGAGCTGGAGACCCTCGGCGCCTACACCCCGACCAGCGCGGCGGTCTACGAGATCCGCTGCCGATTCCTGGAGATGGGCCTGTGAGCCTCGGCGCCCGCCGCCGACGCCCGCCGACGCCGGGCTTTGTGGCGAATGACCTGTGGCGCCGCGCCGGTGAGATTCCGTCGTTCCACATCGCCCCGGCGGCGCTGGGCCACGCCCGAGACCTGATCACGGGGAGGGTGCTCGGCACCTACAACTCAGCATCCCCGGCTATGGCCGTCGGTTCCGACGGGCTGCTGTTCACCCCAGCAGCGAATGCGCCGGTGATTGAGTACGACCCTGTGACTCGGGCGTGCCTGGGGGCGAGGATCTGGGAGGTCGTCACACAGCAGGCAAGGGCCACCCGTGACCTGACGCAGTCGACAGTCTGGACGGCATCGGCCATCACGCCAACGCGTGACCAGGTCGGCACCGATGGCACGGCTAACTCCGCGACACGACTGACCGCAACTGCCAGTGATGGCACGATCTTGCAAACGCTCACTAGTGCCAGTGCTACGAGGGTGAGCGGCTTTTGGGTGCGGCGAATTACTGGCAGCGGCACTGTCGAGATCACCATGAACGGCGGCAGCAGCTGGACAGCATTGACGCTGGCCAGTACGTTTGCCCGCTATTCAATTCCGGCCGCAACAATCACTAATCCGCGGATTGGATTTCGCATTCGATCAAATGGCGATGAGATCGCAGTTGATGGCGTGCAGTTGCAATCCGTTGCAACACTGGGGCCGACAGTATTTAATCCTAGCACCAGTCTTACCGCCAGCAGCACCGCCGATGCGTGGTCAATCACGGGCGCGGATTTCAACAGGATCTACAATCAATCGGCGGTGACGTTCTACGCAGAAGCTGAGCGCGGAGTGGTGCCTGCTGGAGACTTCCCGGTGTTAATCCATGCACGCACCGCTGCAACTACTGCAGAAAGAACCGAGATCTCTTACCTAGTCGAAGGAGCCGCTGGGCTTGTGCTGGCATCAGGCGGGACTACTCAAGCCGAGATGTATCCACCCGTCGCCGCTAACACAAGGCGCAGGCGAGTCGTGGGTGCATTTGCGGCCAATAATGTCGCCGCATGCGTGAATGGTGGTTCGTTGCTGACAGACGCTACGGCAACAATGGCAACACCGGACGTCATCTTTCTTGGGTCTGCTGGGACCTCCGGCCAATTCCTCAACGGCTACATCCGCGAGGGTGCAATTTTCCGCAGCCGTCGGCCTAACGCCAATCTCCCGGCGGTGACAACATGAGCCACTATTTCACGCTCAAGTTTCAGGACCTGCCCGAGCTGCTGGCCATCGCCCACCAACTGGGCCTGGTCGACACCAATGACGACAGCCTGCCTGACACCTACATCTGCTCCAGCGGCACCCTGCAGGGTCAGGCCCGGCTGATCACTAACGTTTCAGTTCCCGGCACCTTTGATGCCGACGGCAACGAGCTGACGCCCTCGACGCCAGTGCCCGGAGTGTTCATCAATCTCGTGCTGAGCCGTAGCGTCCTGCCCTCGCAGCTGCGCCCCTACCGTGTGGGCTACGGTTCGGCAGGCGAATGCTGGGCCGGCACTGAACCAGAGCCCGACGCATGGCCACCCGCCGAGAGCTGACATGGCATCAAGAGAGGAGCAGATCCTGGCGCACATCGCCACCATCCTGGACGCAACGGCCGGGATCGGCACCGTCTATCGCAGCCGGGTGGAGGCGTTCGCCAGGGATGAGGCCCCGGTGTTGATCGTCGAGCCGTCAGGGAGCCGTTGCCAGGAGGTCTCCACCTGCAAGCTGGACTGGACGCTCGACGTGGCCGTTGTCGTGCACACCCGCGGCGCTGTGCCCGACACCCTGGCCGATCCGATCCGAGTGTCGGCCCACGCCATTCTCATGGCGGACCGCACGCTCAACGGCCTAGCGACCAACATCATGCCAACGACGTCGGACCCGCAGCGCGACAAGGCCGACCTGGCCAGCCTCTGGCAGGTCAACACCTACCAGGTCCGATTCCGGACCGCTGCCGCGACGCTTGACAATGCCTAGGCGTAGACTGACCGCAGAACCTGCCGCCCGGCCTGTGCCCGACGCCCTGCCACCGCTGCCTACCGTTGGCGGCTCCTACGAGCTGCAGGGCGGCCAGTGGGTCTGCACGCAGCAGACCCTGCCCCCGGGCCAGCCCGAGCAGCAGCCGGCCTGCCCGATGCCAACCCCTGACACCGCTGAGGACTGATCCATGCCCCTCTGGCGCAACCGCCTGGCCCTCGTCAAGAGCGAGGCCACCTACGGCACCAGCAGCGCACCGGCGAACACCGACGCACTGCTGTTCACCGAACTGGATGTTGAACCGCTGGCCCTGGAACTGCTCGAGCGCGAGACGATCCAGGCCTACATGGGCAACCGGCCCAGCGTCGTCGGGCAGCGATCGGTCCCCGTCAAGGCCACCGTCGAGATGGCAGGCTCCGGTACCGCCGGCACCGCCCCCCGCTACGGCCCCCTGCTGAAGGCCTGTGGCCTCAGCGAGACCATCGTGTCCAGCACGAGCGTCACCTATGCCCCGGTGAGCACGGGCTTCAGCTCCTACACGATGGACTTCTATGCCGACAACGGCAGCCGCCAGGCGATCACCGGCATCCGCGGCACCGGTGAGTTCAGCCTGACGACCGGCGAGATCCCGACGATCGCCTTCGATCAGATGGGAATCTTCGCTGCTCCTGGCGCTCTCTCCCGTCCGACCGAGACCTACTCGAACCAGGCTGCCCCGGTTGCCGTCAACGCCGACAACACCGCGACGGTCACGGTCCATGGATTCTCGGCCTGCATGACGCAGTTCAGCCTGAGCCTCGGCAACGAGATGGTGTTCGAACAGAAGGCCGGCTGCTCGAAGCAGGTGCGGCTCACCGATCGCAAGACCACCGGCAGCATCACGATCGAGCTGCCTGCGATCGGCAGCAAGGACTTCATCAGCATTGCCTCGGCTCAGACTGCTGGTGCCATCACCTGGACCCACAGCGGTGCCGCCGGCAACATCATTACCTTCCTCGCCAGCTACTGCGCCTTCGATGCTCCGACCTTCGAGGATGGCGACAGCGTGACGCACGTCACCCTCCCCTTCCGTTGCCTGCCAAGCACCGGCAACGACGAGTTCTCCTTCGCGTTCACCTGATCCATGGCCTTCATCCTCGAGCAGTCGCCGACCTTCAGCTGGCCAATCGTGATCCGCGAGACGCAGGACGGAGGCAGGGTTCGCACCCATCAGTTCACCGCCATCTTCCGCCGGCTGCCTCAGTCGCGGATGGAGGAGGTTCAGCTGCAGTACCAGGCGATCAAGGTCGCGGCGCAGCGTGGCGAACCGATCGAGGGGATCCCGACCCGGGCGATCGCCGATGAGATCCTCGAAGGCTGGGAGGGGATCACCACGACTGACGGCCAGCCGGTTGAGGTGACGCCAGAGAGCCGAGCGAAACTGCTCGAAGTGGCAACCGTGGCCGATGTCCTGGTCACGACCTACTTCGAGGCGCACGACAAGGCGCGAGCAAAAAACTAACCGGCGCCGTGGATCACCTGCTCAAGG